CAAGCCAAAGTATTTTTTTGACAAGTGGTGGTGGTTTGACGATAGCGTTCATACAGAATATAACGACGCACAACTTCGCGCAAATATCCTTGCAGCAGATAAAGGTGTGAAAGAACTTCGAAAGAAAATCGTTCAAATTGACATTGAAACTGAAGAGCCAGCTGTAGAAGTTATTCAAGAAGAAGCACCAGAAGAAAAGCCATCAAATCCATTTAGTTTTATGAATCGAAAGAGTGAATAATTATGAAGGTAGCACTTGTCTCTTACAGCAAGCCAGTTCTTGAGGGATTGGACACACCAACGGACCTTGTCGCGTTCTGCGCAAGAGTGTCCAATCCCTCTAATCAAATCAACTCTGAAACAGCAGAGAAACTGATCAAATATTTGATCAAGCATCAACACTGGTCACCATTAGAAATGGCAACCATGTGTTTAGAAATTGAAACAACACGTGATATCGCAAGACAAATTCTTCGCCATCGTAGTTTCTCGTTTCAAGAGTTTAGTCAAAGATATGCTGACCCTGTTAAAGAATTAGAGTTTGTTACTCGTGAAGCAAGACTTCAAGATCCGAAGAATCGTCAGAATTCTATTTCTGAAGGTGTTGATGTCATGCTTCAATATGAATGGGATGCACGCCAACGAGATCTAATTGAACAAGTAAAAATTCAATATAATTGGGCGATCAAAAATGGCATCGCCAAAGAGCAAGCTCGAGCACTTCTTCCTGAAGGCTTGACGATGTCTCGCATGTATATGAGTGGATCTTTAAGATCTTGGATTCACTATATACAACTCCGAAGTGGTAATGGCACTCAAAAAGAACACATGGATATTGCGAAAGAGTGCGCCAAAGTCATTGCGGAAGTATTCCCTCTATCAACACAATTTATCGCACAAGAATAATAAGGAGCAAATAATGGCAACTCGTCTTCCATCCATTTATCAAGATTTCATTCACATTTCTCGTTATGCGCGCTTCAATGATGATCTAGGTCGACGTGAAACTTGGGATGAGACTGTTGATCGTTATATTTCTTTCTTTCAAAAGAACACAGAAAACAATAAAAAGATTCCATGGGAAGAATTGCGCACTGCAATTCTAAATCTCGAAGTCATGCCATCAATGCGTTGCTTGATGACTGCTGGTCCTGCTTTGGAAAAAGATCAAGTAGCTGGATATAATTGCTCCTATGTCGCCATTGATACACCAAAAGCATTTGACGAAATTATGTATATTCTCATGTGCGGCACTGGCGTCGGATTCTCTGTCGAATCAAAATATACAAACAAACTCCCAGAAGTTCCAGAAGAACTACATCCAACAGACACGACGGTAGTGGTTGCTGATAGTAAAATTGGTTGGGCATCTGCTTATCGCGAAATTATTTCATTGCTCTACTCTGGCAAAATTCCAAAGTGGGATGTTTCAAAAGTTCGTCCAGCAGGTGAACGTCTAAAAACATTTGGTGGTCGTGCTTCTGGTCCAGAACCATTAGTTGATCTCTTTAAATTTACTCTTAACATTTTTCAGAAGGCGCGTGGTAGAAAAATGACCACGTTGGAATGTCATGACATCGTATGTAAAATTGCTGACATTGTTGTTTGCGGTGGTGTTCGCCGTTCTGCTCTCATTTCTCTTTCCGACCTCAATGATGACCACATCCGAAACGCAAAGTCAGGAGAGTGGTGGACACACAACGGTCAAAGAGCACTCTCAAACAACTCAGCAGTCTACGAAGCAAAAGTAGACATGGACACATTCATGAACGAATGGCATGCTCTATACATGTCACGTTCAGGTGAGCGTGGTATCTTCTCGCGTCAAGCATCACAGGCTGTTGCTGCTAAGAATGGTCGTCGTGATCCAAAGCACGAGTTTGGAACCAATCCATGTTCTGAGATTATTCTTCGTCCATTTGAGTTTTGTAATCTATCAGAGGTTGTTGTTCGCGCAAATGACGACGTTGACTCATTGAAGCGCAAAGCTCGTCTAGCAACAATTATCGGCACATTGCAATCAACATTGACAGACTTCCGTTATATCAATAAGCGCTGGAAGAAAAATTGTGACGAAGAAAGATTGTTGGGCGTTTCATTGACAGGCATCTGCGATAATAAATTGCTAAATAAGCCATCACCAAAACTCGCGGATGCTTTAGATGCAATCAAACTTCATTGCGTTGAAACGAATAAAGAATTCGCCGAAGCTCTTGGTATTCCACAGTCAGCTGCAATTACTTGCGTCAAACCTTCAGGCACTGTATCACAGTTGGTTGACTCCGCATCAGGCATTCACCCACGTTACGCTCAGTTTTATGTCCGTCGTGTAAGAGCTGACATGAAAGATCCTCTTGCTCAATTTATGATTGGCAAGGGATATAAAGCTGAAGAAGATTTTTATAGCAAGTCAAACTGGGTATTCTCATTCCCAATGAAGGCACCAAAAAACTGCGTCACTCGCAATGATATGACTGCGATTGAGCAGTTGGAACTTTGGAAGACTTATCAAGACCACTGGTGCGAACACAAACCATCTATCACTGTATATGTTGGTGATGATGAGTGGATGGAAGTTGGTGCATGGGTTTATAAGAACATCTCGATTCTTTCTGGCGTTTCTTTCTTGCCGCGTGATAATGGATCATATCGTCAAGCGCCATATGAAGAAATCACAGAAGAACAATACAATGAGTTGGCTAAGAATCAGAATCTAGATATTACATGGACTGAGTTCATGGAAGAAACTGATACAACGACTTCGGTGAAAGAGCTGGCTTGCTCTGCAGGTGTATGCGAAATTTAACTATATACTTCCATGGCATATCTAAACGCAAATATACCACCCATCGAGTGCTTTGTGCGCTCTAACTTCCTTCAAAACCGTGTAGAGTGGGATGAAGAAAAAGACTTTTATCTTCCAGTATTGGTATTCGGTGTGGCGTCAGTTCCGCACCGTGTACCTTTATTTCATTTTATTATGGAAGATGAAGGGCTTTGGTTTCGCATGCCGATCCATGCCTTTTGTCATAAAGAGAATACTCCGCAAGAGGAACTCTATAATCTAGTTTTGTGGGATTGCTTCAGTTCTTATATCGGTGTAACACAGTTTGATTTTCTTATCAACAAGCGCATGCGCTATATAGATAGAAATAAGAATTGGAATGAAGGCACATATTTGTTTACACTTGATTGGTCTCAAGAAGATAAGAATATTGCAGATTATGGATTCAGCGAAGTTCCAGGACAACATAAGTGTGGTCATGTAATTAAACTCGACAGCGGAAATTTCGCAATTCAACCAAATAATCGTATCCGTGCATTTGAACCATCATTTGTTACAAAACCTGGACAAAACGTCATTGAAAGAAAACTCGGGACACAAATGTGGTCTGTTGAAAACACTGCTAAGTGGGTTCTTTCTGACGATGATAGATACGATTATGAGGTAAAAGAAAATGCCAATTAATGACGATTATGATTTTGGTTTTAGTTTTGCTGATGATGACGGTGGTTCAACAACATCACCACAGTCTAATGATGAACTAAAAGCTCTTCAGGAAAAAGTAGATAATCTTTTAGGTTCTCAAACACAACTTCTAGAAGAAAAATACAAAGCGAAATTAAAGGAAGTTGAGGGAATGATTCTTCCTTTGCTTTATAATCTAATGAAAAACCCAGAGAAAGCATATATCAAATGGGAAAATCGTGATGTTATTATTAAAAAACAAATAGAAAGAATTTTAGCAGTCACGAGGGGGGAAGATGCCTGATCTAAAATTGACCTGTGATAATTGCGGATCAATGTTCGCGCTTAGTTTTGAAGATGAAGAAGTAAGTTATGCTCCAAGTCACTGTCCTTTTTGTGGAGATTTTTATGATAATGAGAATGAGGAACTAGACTTCAACGATAAAGATACGGATTACTACGAAGAAGATCTTTTGGAGGATGACGATTCTGACTATCTAGAAGATGACTATGATAGTCGTCGGCATTGATTACAGTCTGACATCCCCTGCTGTTTGCGTCGCGAGAGATAAATCTTTCTCGAATTCTTTTTTCCATTTCCTCAACGATCGCAAATCTGTTCAAGGTCAGTGTCATAATATTCTCGGCGAAGAGCACGACGATTACTTGACAGACCAGCAACGATACGAGAACATCGCAACTTGGGTTCTCGAAATCTTATCTAATTTCGATAAAGAT